CTTTTTTGAAATTCCAAAAAGCTATACAAGAAAAAAAGTGCAGGCGATTATCAATGGAGAGATTAAGCCGGGAAAGCCTGATATTGACAATATTCTTAAAAGCCTCCTGGATGGTTGCAATAAAATTATTTTTAAAGATGATGTGCAGATCTATGCTATTTCTGCAACTAAATCATATATCACAAATTTAGAAAAATATGGTGTTTATTGTTGTTTTGAATGGAAAGATTAATATATAATTCTTTCTGCAAATCTCGATCTGTAGTTTGTATAGAAAACCGTGACCGCAGGGCGTTTTTACTATCTTTTTTCATAAAAACAGGTGTCACGGTTTTTTATTTGTGCTAATATATCTTTACTTTCCTTAGATTTATTTACTGAATAACGCCCTCAATCGTTTTTTTACTCCTTATTGACGATTTGAGGGCTTTTTTTTAATTCCTTGTGGGGTTGACGGCTCAAACGGTTTTCTTTATACTTTTAGTGTTACCTGAATTGAAAAAAACTCCTTCGATCCTCCCGGGCGCAACGCCTAATATCGTTGGAGTTTTTTTTATGATTTATATATCTTTTATTTCATTTTACCTAAAAAGTGTTTTAGTCTATGATTATGAATAGATGCACTTATCGGAATTTAAAAAAATGGAATTAAAAAATATAATTATTTTTGTTATATCGGGTATATGCTGCGGAATAATGACTTTTGTTATTGCCTGCTACAGATCAAAGCCTCCTGAAAAAATCAGACGTATAGAATACGCTCTTATTAGTTGTATGAGCTGTTTTTCTCTTTCTTGGCTTGGTGTTCGTTATTTTCCTGAATATTTCACCGCTTATGATGCGATCCCTTTATCGTTTCTTGTTGGTCTAATTGGTATTGGCAACATTGTTGATGTGATCGCTAAGAAATATGGGATTAAAGCTGATACAGAGGATCTCTCAAAATGAAAACTAGAACAAAACGCAAATTAACAGAAAATGAACTAATGATCCTTGTTTTTTCAAGTGAATTCTCAATGTGTTTTATTTCTATTGTTTTAGGAATTTTACCGCTTTACGGCTTTTTAAGCGTATGCGGTTTTTTATTGTCTGTTTGGTATTACAGAGATCAAAAGAAATAGAGTATTGTATAATAAAATAACCTCTTAAAGTAGTTAGACTTTAAGAGGCTTAATTCTTTAATCTGGGAGAAAAAAGAACTATGCAAAGTATAGCAGAAGTTTGGAAAGATATACAAGGCTATGAGGGCTTATATCAGGTAAGAAGAATGCGGGTAAAAAGTACGGAGTATCAGATAATTCTATAAGAGGCTCTATTAAACGAAATGGAAAAAGTGCAGGGTATCACTGGGAGTATGTATAAATGCAAGTATCACACAAGGGGATTGAATTAGTAAAAAGATTTGAGGGTTTTATTTCAAAAGCGTATTTGTGCCCTGCGGGGTATTTGACTGCAGGATATGGACACAGGGAAAATGTTACAAAAGATACTGTATTGACCGAAGAAGAGGCAGATCACTTGCTTAGAAAAGATTTAAATCAGTTTGCCTCCAAAATTACCTACTCTTTAGAACAAGACAAAATCAAAGTTAATCAGAATCAATTTGACGCACTTTGTAGTTTTGCTTTTAATCTTGGTTATTCTGCACTTGTTTTTTCAACGCTATGGAAAAAATTAAAAGCCGGTGACTATACAGGAGCCGCTGACGAGTTTTTAAGATGGGTATATATCACAAAAACCGTTGACGGTGAGAAAGTCAAAATCAGACAAAAAGGCCTTGAAACACGCAGGAAAGCAGAAAGAGAGCTTTTTTTAAGTTGAATACACAAGGTGAATTAGAAAATTTTATCTCACAAATTGAAAGCAGTAAAAATAATGCTTTATGTGATTTGTGTCTTTGTCTGATTGACTTAAAACGGGTTAAAAAAAGTATATATAGCCTTGATGAAAACCGCCTTAAACGTGCGATTGAATACGCCCAGCAAATAAAAAGATCCGATCTTGTCACTTTATTGCGGTTGTTACAGAGCTTATCTATACTGAAAAATAGCTAATAATGATTTTTTACCCTGTCTTTGTGATGGGGTTTTTATTTTTGTTTGTAGTAGATAATATAAACTCTTATAATCAAAAGAGATTTTGTAATTTTTAAAAAGGGTTATAAAATGTTTATATCAGACAAATTAAAAATAATTTCTGTTTTATTTGTGTTTGTAGTAACTTTTGGAACTGGTTTTTTGACAGGTCAAAAGGTATCAGGTGACTACTACAGAAACGAGATTAAGCAAATCGAAATAAAATCGCTTCAATTAGAAAACGAGTATTTAATAAAAAAAATTGACACGCAAACAGAATTAAAAAACAAAGTGAATGAGGTTTTATCTTATGCAGAGAATCAAAAGCAGGATATTGATCGTGCTTACACTGTTAGTATTAACAAGTTGCAGCAGCCACACGGTACAAGTGCCGACAAAGTGTCTATGTCCGACAATGCCGGAACTTACACCAGAACTAAAACAACCAGAACAAATCAACGCCATTGCGACAGCAGAAAAAATTTTAAGCGATTATCAGAACGGCTTTTAAATCAGGCAAAAGAATATGATTTGCTGAAAGTTAAATATAACAGCCTCCTGCAGATTTACCAGGATGCAGAGCAAAGAATAAATAATTTTAATTAAAAACGAGGTTTAAATAATGCGTTACGGTATGCCCTACAAAGGCAGCAAAAATCAGATCGCACAGTGGGTTATAAGTCATATTCCTGCGTGTGAGAATTTATATGATGTTTTCGGGGGAGGCGGGGCGATCACACATTGCGCAGTAGAAAGCGGAAAATTTGAACACGTAATTTATAATGAACTCGATCCGCTGGTGTATAAAGCCTTTAACATGGCCGTGCATGGTGAATTTAAAAATGAGCGCAGATGGATTAGCCATGAGGATTTTATAAAATTAAAGGATTCCGATCCGTATGCTGCTTTTTGTTTCTCTTTTGGAAATAATCTAAAAGAATATTGCTACTCCAAAGCCATAGAGCCATATAAAAAAGCCGGTCATTACGCTGTCTGTTTTGGTGATTTTTCAGAGGGAGAAAAACTAGGCCTTGATTTGTCTTTCATCAAAGGAGAAACAATCAGAGAACGCAGAAGATCGCTAGATAATGATTTGCCGGATCATTATCCAGAATTGAAAACGCTTTTAAAATTTCCAAAAAGAAAATGTGATAACAAACAGCTTATAAATTTAGAGGCTTTACAAAGACTACAAAGCCTTGAATACCTTGAACGCCTTGAACGACTTGAAAGCCTTGAACGACTTGACTATAAAGACTTGCATTTTAAAGATTATTCCGTAATTTATTGTGATCCTCCTTACGTGAATACAAAAGGTTATAAAGTTAATTTTGATCATAAAGCCTTTTATTCCTGGTGCGAACAGCAAAAGCAATTAGTCATAATCTCAGAGTATGAGATGCCGGATGATCGCTTTTTTGAGATTGCACGAAAGGAAAAGAGATCGCTTATGAATAGCGATAAATCTAAAACTGTTATTAAACAGGAATGTTTATTTATTCCAATAAAACAAAAAGATCTATATTTAAAAATGATTAGTAGTAATTTTTTGAGGGGGTAAAAATGGGAAGAAAACCACGCAGAGGAGGTAATAATCTTACAGTTGTAGAAGAACTGATTACAGTTGATAAATTAAAAGAACTTGCCTCTTATAATCTGTCTATTGCAAAAATTTGTGCTTGTATCGGTGTTAATTTGCAGAGCTACTATAATCATAAAGACGATCATCCAGAATGGGAACAGGCTATAAAAGACGGGCGTGCTTTAGGTGTTAAAAAGGTTGCAGAATCACTTATTAAAACAGCAGAGAAAGGTAATGTAACAGCACAGATTTTCTTTTTAAAAAATGCTGATCCTGAAAGCTGGAATAAGGAAAGCACTACTATCAATCAAAATGTAAATGTACAATCAGTCGAGGATCTATCAGATGAGGATTTGGATAAACAGATTAAACGATTAGAAAGAACTAAGAACGATAATCAGAATAATGAAGATTAATTTTTCTTTAGACGAGTTAAGACAAGAAAAATTAAAACGTCTTAAACGTGAACAGCTTAGAAGATCGGCCCAAAACTCATTAAAAGATTTTATCTTATATACAGATGATTCATATCTTATGGGGTGGGTACATGAGGAGATTTGCGAAACGCTTGATTGTTTTTTTGAAGATGTAAAAGCAAAAAAATCACCACGTTTAATTATTTGTATGCCTCCAAGATCTGGAAAATCTCAAATAATAAGCCGTAATTTTCCTGCATATCTTTTTGGTCGTGATCCTGATCTTAATGTCATAAGTGCCTCTTATTCTGGCGATCTTGCAAGTAGATTTAATCTTGACGTTCAAAGAATTATTGAAAGTGACGAATATAAAAATATATTTCCTAACACTTTTTTAGGTGGTAAGTCATATCCTCAGTATAAAAAGACAGATTCACTTTTTGAAATCGTAAACCATAAAGGATCATATCGATCTGCAGGTGTGGGAGGTGGTGTCACTGGTATGGGTTGCGATATTTTAATTATTGATGATCCTTTAAAAGACAGAGCTGAGGCGAACAGTCCTACTATTAGAACAAAACTTATAGACTGGTATAAATCAACAGCGTACACCCGTTTAAGTGATGGGGGCGGAATAATTGTCTTGCAAACAAGGTGGCACACAGCAGATCTTGCAGGCACTCTTATCAAAGAAATGGAAGATCCTGAGAAAGATCAATTTAAAGTTATTGAATATCAGGCGATTGCAGAGCATGACGAGAAACACAGAAAAAAAGGTGAGGCTTTACATCCAGAACGTTATTCTCTTGCAAAATTAGAGGCAATTAGACAAACATTAGGTGCTTACGAATGGGCCTCACTCTATCAACAACACCCAGTGCCAAAAGAAGAAGCTATTTTTAAGCTAGATAATTTTAGACGATATAATGAAAAAAATATCCCTGTATCATTTGATCGCATCTTAGGATCATGGGATATGACTTTTAAAGATAAAAAAGATAATGATTTTGTTGTCGGTCAGGTATGGGGTAAGAAAGGAGCTGATTTTTATCTATTAGACCAGGTGAGGGGGCAATGGGATTTTGTTAAAACATTAAAAGTATTTATTCAACTTGCAGAAAAATGGAAACGTTGTCACGGCTGGTTAATTGAAGATAAAGCTAACGGATCAGCGATTATTTCAACGTTAAAAAAACAAATTAGCGGATTAAAACCTATAAATCCAACAGAAAGCAAGATTGCCCGTGCGGAGGCTATAAGTATATATATTGAAACAGGCAACGTATATATACCTGAAAACGCCCCTTATATTGCAGATCTTGAAGATGAGATAATCAATTTTCCTGCGGTGGATCATGACGATCAAATTGATTGCATGACACAGGCACTAAATTATTTTAGAGAAAATGCTCCTTTACAAATCAGCGAAAATAATTTAAAAATTCTAAAATTAAGTAGATTGCAACATTTTAGGCGGTAAAAAATGGTAGATCAGAAAACAGCACAAAGAGCAGGAATAGCATTTAAATTAGGTGTGGCTTTTGGTCGAGGTATGGCTTATAAAAAAAAGTTAACAGAGGATGCAGCCAAGTGGATCACAGTTCATCCGAACGGAACAGAGAACAAGGGCAGACCGGCACTGATTGACGGTGAAAGCGGTCAAATACTGGGTGGCATGGGCGGTAAATTTAACGGTGCTAAGATTGAGAAAGGTAATAGACAAGGTTTTAAAAACTTACTGAAAAATAAATCTAAGTCACGCCGGGAGCAGTTACTTGCTAAAAGACAACAGTCAAATACCGGCCTTGATTTATCTTTACCTGAAAAAATTGATAGTAGTGTAATTATTCAGAATCGAAATCGTGGCAATATCGGATCAATTAAGCAAGTCAAGGAAATAGCCTCACATCCTGATTATTACAGATTAAGTAATAATAATTCATTCTCAGACGGTGCGCCGGTTGTTGCCTATGGATCGATCCCTAAAGAACAGATGGGAAAGGTAACTACTGCAGTTGCAAGTGACGGAACAAGGTATAAAGTACAATATGCAGTAATTGATGCGGATTCCGTGACCGCCTCCCATGATTCAGACGGAAACGAACACAAAGAGTATTATTCAGACGATCCACAAATTACTAGAGCTATTGCTGGCAATGGCAGAATCGCAGGACTGCAAAGAGCTTATAAAGACGGCAATATGAGCGACTACCAGGATGAATTATTACTTGATGATTCTCACGGAGTAAATTCAGACGTTATCGAAAAAATGAAGAATCCTATCTTAGTGAGAGTAATGCAGCCAAAAGATATTACAAAGGATATAGGCGATAAGTCAAACACACAAAGCAATCTGCAAATGTCAGCGGTTGAACAGGCAAACAATGACAAAAATCGAGTTAAGTTTGATGAAGTGGAAACATACGCAAATGGAGAGCCGACAATTAAGGCCGTTGCGGAGTTTGTCGGAAAGCTACCAACGGCAGAGCAGGGCAATTTATTAGACGTTGACGGAAAGCCAACCAAGCAGGCGCAGGAACGACTAAAAGGCGCACTATTTGCAAAAGCCTATAATGATGATACTCTTTTACGTTTATCGCAGCAGGCAAATGATCCAGAGGGTAAGAATATTTTAAATGCCTTAGAATTATCTGCTCCTAAACTTGCAAGCCTTGAAAATTTACCAAAAGAATATGACGTTAGACCGCTGATCTCATTTGTTGCAAATTCTGCAATTAAAGCCAGACAGCAGGGCAGATCTCTTGATGAAATTATAGGACAGTCAGATCTATTCCAGAGCGAAAGCGAAAATGCTGGAAACAATCAGATCTTAAAACTATTTGCAGATAATATCAGATCGCCTAAGACTATCAGCGAGAAATTAAACAAGTTAGCAGATGCGCTACAAGCGGAGGCAACCGCACCAAGTTTTGATCTGTTTGGTGAAGTGCCTAAGAGATCAAAGAATGAAATAATTAGAAGTGTTTTAACGCAGGATAGTCAAAACCGTATAATTTCTTTTTGGAATAAGAATTTATACTTGTTGTTAAGTGACGATAAGCGAAAGCATGAAAAATGTTTTAGAAAATTAAGAGAATTGAAGATTTAATTTAGAAAGAAAAAACCGCTATAATAAAAATAGCGGTTTAAAATTTGTGAATTTAACGAATGAAACACCTGTAAAGATTCAAAGTGCATCAATGAGATCTTATCAGAAAATCATAAAAAGGATCGTGTTATGGCAGATGAAAAAGCAAAAGTTATTGATAAAACAGAAAATAAATTTGATTCTGTTAAATCTGAAGTGCCTCAAATGAAATTGACCGCAGAAAGCATAAAAGATCGCCTAGCACTGATCCCAGAACGCACAGCAAAAGCCTTAAACAGCTTAAAAGAAGTGAAAGAGGCTTTTTCTCTTCCTGTTACCATGTCGGGACTAAATCAGGAACAGCGTAATAACCTGAATATGGCCTTTGATTCTGCTGGCGGTTTTAATGCAATCTATGAGAGCTTAACGCAACACGCTTATGATTTAGGTCAATATCCTATAACCTCATTTGTTGGT